CAACGGTAGCGGGTGTCGCGGCAATCGTGGTCGCGGTCGGTACCGCGGTTACGGCGTTGTTCGATAACGACCCCGTAACGATTCCCGATTGGGGCGCGGTCGCGGCCGCGGTTATGGCGGGGCTAGGGCTAATCGCCGCACGCGACAACCGCGTGTCGTCCGAACGCGCGGGCGCGAAATGATCGCGGCGCTAGCCGCGTTCGCGTCGGCCGTGCTGCAATCAATCCTAGCCACCTATGGAAAGTACATTGGAACAACCACCGCGACCGACGCGCCTACGAATCGTGGCCTTTTGCGCCGCGGCGGTGGCCGTGTCCGCGATTGGTTGCGCGCGAACGGTGCTAGTACCCGAAGCCGCTCCGATTCGGATAGGGCCGACGATTAGCGGCCGCGTCTATACCTACGCCGACGGCGAATGGACGCTATCGGCAAACCGCGTAACGATTCCCGAAGGTTGGTACGCCGTGCCGCCGTCGTTCGTGGAGGATGCTGACGATGCGCGCGCGGAGTAACCTACCGCCCCGCGGGAACGAACCACTACCGCCCGCGCGCGAATGGTTCACCACGGGACAGATAGCCGCGCGGCTAGGGGTGTCGGCCACGCAAGTTTCGCGGTGGATTGATTCGGGCCGATTGGCGGGAATTCGTCTACCCGCATCGCGAGATAGGCGCGTCCATATCGCGGCGCTTCGCGCGTTCGAAATTCAATACGGCTACGACCGTGCAAGGCGGAACGAATGAACCCACGCTACCTAACCACAATCGACCCCAACACGTTACCGCTAGCCACGGGCGCGGGTATCGGCGTCGGTAGCGACGGGTTGGTTTACGGCGCGACAGTTACGGAGTTTACGGGGTCGGGCACGTTCTATAAGTCGGCGGGCGCCGAAACCATAACCGTCTACCTAGTCGGCGGCGGTGGTGGCGGTGGCGGTGGCGCGCGCGTCAACACGACCGCGGCCGACCGTAGCGGGGGTGGTGGCGGCGCGGGCGGCGGCGGCGGTGTCGTCGTGTTGCTAGCGTCCGACGTGGCGACGTCCGTTACCGTCACAATCGCCGCGGGCGGCACGTTGGGCGCGGGTGGCACGACCGCGAGCAATGGCGGCGGCGGTGGTACTACGTCGTTCGATGCGCTATCTGTCGCGGGTGGCGGCGGTGGTGTCGCGGGTAGCAACGCAAACGCGGCGGGCGGCACGGCCGTAGCGGCGTTCGGCGTCGCGTACGGCGCGGGCGGCGCGTCCAACGTCGCGTCGGTGTCTACGGGCGGCGTTCGCGGTTGGTTTTCGGGCGCGGGTGGCGGCGGCGGCGGGCCGTTCGACCTTGCAAGCCTAACGGGTTTAGCGGGTAGCGCGGGCGGTAGCGTCAATTCGCAAACGACGACGCGCGGCGGTGGCGGCGCGGGCGGCGGCGCGGGCGTGGCGGGCACGGCGGGTAGCGTCACAGGGCTTTGGCGTGGCATCGGCACGGGCGGCGGCGGTGGCGGTGGCAACAATGCCGCGGTGGCGGGCAACGGCGGCGCGGGCGGCCGCGGTAGCGGTGGCGGTGGTGGCGGCGCTTGCTTCAACGCGCGCGCGGGCGACGGCGGCGCGGGTGGCGCGGGCTATGTTTTGGTGGTGGAACAATGAACGACCGACACGCTATCGTCGTTGCAAGCGTTGTAGACAACGTGATACTTTGGGACGGCATCGCCGAATGGACACCGCCCGACAGCGCTACCGTGGTTGCGTTGTTTGTCGACGAATCGTGCGACATCGGTTGGACATACGACCCGAAGGGAAGCCCGCGGTTCACCGCGCCCACGCCATGACACGCGCGCGAAAACTTACCCCCGCAGAATCACCCGCGACAGATTCCGCTATCGACGCTGTCGGGCATCGCGCGGGATTGGTGATTGTTCGCCGCGCGCTACGCGAAGGTTGGAAAATCCCGCCGCACGTGTTGGCGACGTTGCCCGACCTAGTTACCGAAATGGCAACCAACGCCGCTAGCGAACGCGACAGGTTGCGCGCCGTGGAAACCCTGTTGGCTATGCAACGCGCGAACCTAGATGCGTTGGTGGCGGCCGACCGTTGCGAACGGCTAGACGGTGGCGGCGCTACTGAACGCGTAGAATTGGCGCCTATCACGCTTCGCGCGGGTGGCGCGGGTTCGTGATTGTTACGCCGCCGACCTTGCCCGCTATGTACCCGCGGCAATTCGCCGCGATATGCGACCCCGCGCGTATCGTGATAATTGAGGCTAGCACGAAATCGGGGAAAACCGCGGGGTGTCTATTGTGGTTGTTCGCGGCCGCGTGGAACGGGCGCGGCGGCAATTATTGGTGGATTGCGCCCACGTTCCACGTTACGAAAACCGTCGGCTATATGCGGTTGCAGACGATGCTACGACAGGCCGACCCCGCCAAACGCACGTGGGACGACAACGACTCCGAATTGTGCGTGCGACTCGCGAACGGTTCGCGCGTATGGTTCAAATCCGCCGACAACCCCGATAGCCTCTTCGGCGACGACGTAAGCGCGGCGGTAATTGATGAGGCTACGCGGTGCCCCGAAGCCGCGTTCAACGCGGTGCGTTCGACACTCACCGCGACGCGCGGGCCGCTACGAATCATCGGCAACGTAAAGGGCCGCAAGAATTGGGTATACCGATTGGCGCGAATGGCGGAAGGCGGCGCGCCGAATATGGCCTACCACCGCCTTACCGCGTGGGATGCCGTAGACGGCGGCGTATTGGACGCCCGCGAAATCGAAGAGGCGCGCGCGATTCTTCCCGACAATGTCTTTCGCGAGTTATACCTAGCCGAACCAACCGACGACGGTAGCAACCCTTTCGGCGGCGACGCAATCCGCGCGTGTGTCGCGCCGCTATCGACGGCCGCGCCTGTCGCGTTCGGCGTTGACCTAGCGAAATCGCACGATTGGACGGTCTGTTGTGGCGTCGATTCGTCGGGCGCCGTGTGCGTGTTGGAGCGTTGGCAATCGGATTGGGGCGCGACACGCGAACGCGTCGCGCGCATCGTTGCGAATACGACGGCGTATATCGACTCAACAGGGGTAGGCGACCCAATCACGGAAGACATATGCCGCGCGTGCCGCAACGCGGAAGGGTTCAAATTCACGAACGCAAGCAAGCAACAGATAATGGAGGGGCTATCCGCCGCGATTCAATCTCGCGAGGTTCGCTACCCCGACGGTTGGTTGCGCGCCGAATTGGATTCCTTCGGTTTCCGATATAACGCGGGTAGGGTTACGTATGAAGCCCAATCGGGGCACGACGACGGCGTGTGCGCGCTTGCGCTTGCGCTCGCCGCACGGCGGCGACATAAGCCGTTTTTATTCAAGGTAATTTGACCTATGAACTTACTACGCGCCATTGTAAAAGCCGCCGACCCACGCGCGTGGATTAGCGCATCCACCCGAAGTTTCGAAATGCGAACGGGCGAAGGGCGCGCGGCGCCGTTCGACCACAAAGCCGCGGTGGCCTACTACAATTCGTGGATTTACGCGGCGGCGTCAATCAACGCAAACGCGGTTGCGTCTACTCCACTACGGCTATACGTGCGCGGCGACAACGCCACGCGGCAATTGTGGAATACGCGCGCCGCGTCGCGTAAGTCTGTCGCGCGCTTGCGCGGCGACACCGCGCACCAACCGTCGGCGGTTGTGATGCGGAAAGCCGCGGAACTAGGCGACGATTTCGAAGAGGTTACGGACGACCACCCGTTGTTGCGCCTGTTGTCTACGGCTAACCCGTGGTTCAACGGATACGACGCAACGGTGTTGCGTGTCGTGTGGCAAGAATTGACGGGTAACGCTTATCTGCACGTGATTACCGACGCGTTCGGCACGCCGACGGAATTGTGGCCGATGCCGCCACAATGGACGGAAGTAATCCCCGACCCCGTAGAATTCATTAGCGGCTATCGCTACGGCAAGGGTAGCGAATCAAAACAGAACTTCCCCGCGGATGAGGTTATCCATTTCCGACGGCCGAACCCGCGCGACCTGTTCTACGGCATGGGGAAACTCGAAGCCGCATGGGGTGCCGCGAATGCCAACGCCGCGCTACATTCAATGGATTTGGCGATGTTCCAAAACAACGGCCGCCCCGACTACCTGTTGACTATCAAGGGGAACGCGTCGGGCGATGAATTGGAACGCGTAGAGCGCGCCATAAAGCAGAAATTCCGCGGGCCGCGTAACCGCGGGAATTTCATGGTATCTACCGCGGAAATCGACGTGAAGCCGCTAGCGTTCCCGCCGAAGGATCTCACGGGGCGCGACGACGTCGTGGAGGAAATCGCCGCGGTGTTCGGCGTGCCCGTATCCATGTTGAAGGCGAACGACCCGAACCTAGCGGGCGCGTCTATCGGGTTCGCGTCGTGGCGTGAAATGACCGTACTACCGCTATGCCGAATGGATGAAGAAACTTTGAACCAACGGCTATTGCCGATGTTCGGCCTAGAAGGCGACGCGGTGCTAGCCTATGACGACCCTGTACCGTTGAACCGCCAACAGGATTTGACCGAAACGCAAGTCGCGGTATCGGGTGGTTGGCTTACCCCGAATGAGGCGCGCGAACGCTACGGATTGGAACGTACCGACGACCCAATGGCCGACCGCCTGTTGGTAAACGGGCAACCGCTAGGGGCCGCGGCGCCCGCTCCAATGGCACTAGACGCGACGCCGCCACAAACCGCGGCAATCACGCCACCCGCGCCGCCTGTCGCGACGTCGGCCGACGCCGTGGCACCGTCGGCCGCACCAACCACCGCCACAAAGTCGGCGCTTTCCGATTGCGTCGCCGCGAAGATTCCGACGCTACTAGCGGAAGGCTACGACGAATCGCAAGCCGCCGCTATCGCGTACGAAATGTGCGGCGAATCAAAGGCGCTTCAAGACATCGACACGGTGCCGCCGCAAGCCGTGGCCGACAACGCGCGGCGCGCGCTTGAAGTACGCGAATCGAAGCCGCCTAGCCAACGCGGCATGACGGCTACGGGCATCGCGCGCGCCCGCGACCTAGCGAACCGCGTCGCCGTGTCGGAGGACACCGTAAGGCGGATGGTTGCATACTTCGAACGCCACGAATCCGACAAACAGGGCGCGACGTGGGACGAACAGGGCAAGGGGTGGCAAGCGTGGCACGGTTGGGGCGGCGATGAAGGGTGGACGTGGGCGAAACGAAAGCGCGACGAATTCGACCGCGAACGCGGCGAGAAGTCGCGCGCGAAGTCGTGCGCGTGTTGCGGCACCGACGCGCACGCCGTCAAGCATTCCGACCTTTGGCTAACCGACGCCGACCGAATCACGAAAGCCGCGGGTACGGGTGAACTAGTAGACGACGAATTGTTGGCGGGCTTCCTAAAAGGGGTAGACGCCGTGTTTGCCGCGCAAGTGCGCGCCGTCGTCGCCGCAATCAAACGCGAGGGCGACGCGACGCCCGAAACGGTCGCGCGCGCCGTGGGCGTGTTGGAGCGCGGCGCGTGGCATCGCGAATTGGTGGACGCGCTAGCGCCATACATTCGTCGTTCGTTGCAGCACGGCGCCGATATCGGATTTGCCAACCTGTCGAAACTCGCGACGTCTACGGCCGTCGCCGAATTGGGTTGGAGTAGCAAAGAACTAGCGGAGTACGTCGAACGCGGTAGCGTTCGGTTGGCGTCGCGTGCGGCCGATTCAATCAACGGCTATACCGTCGAACGCTTGCGCGATATGTTCGGGGAGGGGATGTCGTTAGGTGAAAACACCGATGAACTCGCCGAACGTGTGCAAGAATGGGCACGTGGCGAGGGCGACGACGTGCGCGCGACGCGCCGCCGTGCAACGATGATTGCACGCACCGAAGCCGCGCGCGCGGCGGCTACCGCCGAAACCGACGCGTGGAAATCCACGGGGCTAGTGTCGGGCAAGCGTTGGATACTTGCGCCCGACCCGTGCGAATTCTGCGAAGCCGTCGCGAAGAGGTTTACCGAAAAGGGCGTCGGCCTAGAGGATTCGTTCTACGCGAAGGGCGACACGTTGACGGGCGCCGACGGCGGGAAAATGAAACTCGACTATGAAGAGATTTCGGCGCCGCCGCTGCACCCGAATTGCCGATGCGCGATGCAACCGACGTTGGTAGACGATTACGAAAACATTGCGGCGGAAGCCGAACGACGCGCACGCGCGCGGAAGGTATGACCATGCAACGTAAGAAACTCAAAGCCGAATTGGTACCTAGCGCGGGCGGATTCACCGCGACCGTTACAACCGCCGCAATCGACCGCGACGGCGAGGTGGTAATCCCGCAAGGTATGAATAGCACGGAGTACGAATCCAACCCCGTGCTGTTTTGGAATCACGACCTAACGCTACCCGTCGGCCGTTGCGTCGCGTTGCAACGCAACCCCGATAGCATCGTGGGCGAATTCCAATTGGCCGAACGGCCCGCGGATTACGTCGGCGAATTCTTCCCCGATTTCGTGCGCGCCGTGATTGGGCAAGGGGTCGTAAAGGGCGTAAGCATTGGCTACGTACCCGAACAGGGCGGCACGCGCCGCGCGACCGTTGACGACCGCAAGCGTTACGGCGACGCCGTGCATACTGTCTACAACAAATGGCGCCTTATGGAAATTTCCGTGGCGCCGCTCCAATGCAATCCGCAAGCGTTGATAAGCGCCGTACGCAAGGGCGCCGTAGACGCCGCCGCGGCCGCGCGTTGGTTGGATTACGTCGAACCGCGGCGCGTACAAATTGTCGTGCCCGTGCCCGCGCGTACGTGGGCCGACGCCGCAAGCGCGGCGCGGGTTCAACCGATGGACACTACCGCCGTAGTGCGTCGCGAATTGGCGCGCGCGCGCGGCGCGTTGCGTTGACGTGGCGGCTACGAACGGGCGGCAATGTGCCTAGACGCGTAGCCTAGAACTAGACGCAACACCGAAGGGATTACCGATATGCGTACACTCAAAATTTCAGAATTCACCACCGCACTAAAGAACGCCGCCGCACAACACGGCGAACGTGGCGTGGCGCACACGAAAGCGCTCATGTTGCAAGATTGCATGATCGTGGACGAATCGGGCGCACCGATTGACCCCGCGAATATCGACGTGATGGTGGCACCCGCCGCCGCGCCCGCCGAAGTCGAAACCGACATGGCAAAGCCCGAAGAGAAGGCGGACACCGCCGCCGTGGCGAAGTCTGTCCGCGCAGAAATCCGCGCGGCAATCGCCGACGCCGCACCCGCTGCACGTCGCGCGATTGTGACGGGTGGCGACGACGACGCGCCGAAGTTCCGCGGCGGTCGGTTGAAGAATTTCAGCGACAACCGCGAAGCCTACCGATTCGGTCGCTTCCTCTTCGCCGCGTGCAACCACACGAAATCGGCGGATTGGTGCGCGCGTAACGGGCTTACCGTCAAGGCGCATTCCGAAGGCAACAACAGCGCGGGCGGCTTCCTAGTTCCCGACGAATTTTCCGACACGCTCATTTCGCTTCGCGAACAATTCGGCGTCTTCCGCGCCAACGCGAAGGTTTGGCCGATGTCGCGCGACGTGATCTACATTCCACGACGTACGGGCACCCTTACGTCGTATTGGGTCGGCGAGACAAAGGCGGCGACCGAATCTACGCAAACCTTCGACAACGTGATGCTACAGGCGAAGAAACTCTTTGCGCTCACCACGACGTCGTCGGAACTTGCAGAGGATGCGATTGTCAACATCGCCGACAACGTCGCGGGCGAAATCGCCTACGAATTCGCGTTGCGCGAAGATCAGGCGGGGTTCAACGGCGACGGTACTAGCACGTTCGGCGGCATCGTCGGACTCGCGAACGCAATCGGTAGCGCGGGAACGTCGGATTCGGGCATCGGTACGGGTGCATTGGCAAGCGTCACGGTTGCAGACCTTCAAGCCGACATTCACGGCATGATGGCACTACTCCCCGCGTACGCGCAGACCCCGAATACGAAAATCTACTGTCACAAGTCGGTTTTCCACGCGATGTTCGAACGCGTCGCGATGGGTGCGGGGGGCGTGTCCGCCGCAGAAATGCAAAACGGAATCGCTCCGCGATTCTTCGGCTACCCCGTCGTGTTCTCGCAAGCCATGTCGGGCACCATTGGTTCGGGCACCGACGGCGCCGTGTTGGCGTACTTCGGCGACCTTACGCAAGCCGTCGGGTTCGGCGACCGTCGTAGCGTCACGATCAAGACATCCGATAGCGCGCTAAACGCGTTCGAACAGGACGAAATCGTAATCCGTGGCACCCAACGAATCGACATCAATTGCCATTCTTGCGGCGACACTACCGCCGCGGGCGCCGTCGTCATGCTCACCCGTTGATAGGAAGGGAAACCAACCATGATTGAAGTATCCAACCAAAAAACCGTTCTACTAGTCAACGGCGCATCGTTGGCAACGAACGCAACGACCACCGCCAACGTCGATACGCGCGGCTTCGATTCGTGCCGCATCGCGGTGTTTAGTTCCATCACCAACGCGCCCGCCGTGTTGAAGGTGGAACACTCCGACACCACCGACGCTACGACGTTCGCAACAATCAACGCGACAGCGGGTACCGATTTCACCGCCGCCGCTAGTACCGCGACGACCACGAACCCGTCGGCCGTGTTCGACATCGTGACAGCGGGGCTACGTCGCTACCTTCGGTTCACCTACACGGGCGCATCCGCGGCTACGTCGAACGTCGTCGCTATCGCGGAACTAGGCCGACCGTTGACGGGTATCGACAGCGCCACCGACCTGTCGGCGGCGAATTGGGTTACGGTTCCTAGCCGCTAATTCGTTCCTGTCTCTTCCTACCTTGCTACGGGGCGTGGGTGCAAGCCCGCGCCCCGTAGTGTTGAAAGGCCACAATGCAACACAACAGCAACACGAAAACCGTGCTACTTACATTGGGTACCACGTCTACAAGTCAAACCGCAACCGCCACGGTAGATACAAAGGGATTTGATTCGGTACGCGTCGCCGTATTCAAGTCAACAACGCACGCGCCGACTACGTTCAAAATTGAACACGGCGACACGACCGACGCTACCGCGTTTGTCGCGTGCGGGTTGACAGGCGGAACCGATTACACAATCCCCGCGCAAGCCGCGGGTACGAACAACCCCTATTGCGTGTTCGATATTGATACCGCGGGCTACCGTCGGTATCTACTCTTTACTTGCACCCCTAGCGCGTCGTCAAACATCATTTCAACCGCCAACCTAGCGCGCCCTGCAATGGGTCGAAAGGCGGTAGACGATGTTGGCGCTACCATTTGGGTACGGTCGCCCGAACGGTGATAGAATCGCCATAGCCAACGGGCGTCGGAGCCGTTAGTAGGCTACGCATAGCGGCGGCGAAAGCCGTCGCTATGTCTTATGACAATCACGAAAATCGACATCGGTTGTATGGATCGTTGTACCGCGGGCTTTGAACCGTGGGACATCGCGCAGGGCCGCGACGCGCGCGCGCTAGTCGGAATCGCCGACGGTTCGCTAGAAGTCGTCAAGGCTAGCCACGTTCTAGAACATATCCCGCACCGCGAAACGCTCGCCGTGTTGCGGGAATGGAATCGCGCGCTACGCGTTGGCGGTACGTTGCTAGTAGCGGTGCCCGATTTCGATAGATGCGTGGACGCGTACGCGCGCGGCGTCGCGTGGCCTGTCGAGCAATACATAATGGGCGGACAGACGGACGCCAACGATTTCCACGCCGCGATATTCAACCGACAGAAACTCACCGACGCGCTAGCGTCGGCGGGCTTCGAAGTCGTCGGAGATTGGGCGGGCGACTCAAATTCGTGTTCGTCGTTGCCCGTGTCGTTGAACATTCGCGCCGTCAAGCGCGCCGCGGGCGTGTTGCGCCGCGTCCCCGTTCGCCCGCTCCCCGATATGCACGCGGTGATGAGTATGCCGCGGCTAGCGTGGACGGAAAACATGGGGTGTTGCTATACCGCGTTAGGGCCGTTGCATATTCCGTTCGTTCGGTCGATTGGTGTCTTTTGGGGGCAATGCTTGCAACGATTGTTCCAACAGATCGCGGAAGGCGGACAGCATAAGTACGTTCTAGCGATTGATTACGACACGATTTTCGACGCGCACGACGTATGTATGTTGCGAGACATCGCCGACGCGCACGACCTTGACATTTTGTGCCCCTTGCAGATTGGGCGCGACCGAAACCAATTGCTTGCGAAAATCGACGACGGCATGGGGCTACCCGTTTCGGAACTAGCGGTAGAACGACTCGCCGACGATCATTGGCCCGTGCTGCACGGGCATTTCGGGCTTACGTTGATTCGGTGCGACCGCCTACGCGAATTCCCGATGCCGTGGTTTGTCGGTGAGGCGGGCGCAAAGGGCGATTGGGGCAACGACCGCGTAGACGACGACGTTTACTTTTGGAAGAAGGCGCGCGCCGCGGGTTGGAAGATTTCGACCACGCCGCAAGTACGCGTCGGCCACCTACAAGTCGTCGCGTCATGGCCCGATAGGAACTTGAATTGCGTCCACCAATTTATGCACGACTACCACACGAACGGGAAACCCGATTGGACACTACCACCAACGTAATTTGCATAGCGTTGCAACCGTGGGCGGGCGCGCGGCGCGGCGCGCTTGTCGCCGTGTCGCCCGCGCTTGCGGTTCAATTGCAGCGCCGCGGCGTGTTGGAATTCGTGACGCAATCCACGACCGCCGTAACCCCGCGGGAATCGCCCGTGGCGCCCGCCGACGTCGAAACCCCTACCGACACCACACGCAAGCGCGGACGGCCGCCGCGGGCGAAATGAGGCGGCTACGCGTGCCGATGAACGGAACAACCAATGGCCGTTGATACCTACGCACTTACCACCCTCGCCGCGTTGAAATCCTATATGGGGATTACCTACGCCACGGACGACGCGGTGTTGGAGTCGGCAATCGACCGCGCTAGTTACGCAATCGAAGCGTACGCCGACCGTAAATTCGTCCAACGTCGTTTCTACGAATGGACGACAGCGCGTGGCGATAGCGGGCTCGTCGTTCACAATCCGCCCGTGGGGCACGTTCACTACGTGGGCTTTGGTTCGCTTGCGTGCATGACGGTACGTAGCACGGTCGCTAGCGACATTTCGGCCACTATCACGGTTAGAGAAACAAAACTTACTCTAACCCGCACGGATTCAACGGGCAACGAAACCCAAACCGATATCAATTTCGCGAACCATAAGTCGTCGAACGCGCTCGCCGCGCAGATTACCGCTACTACGGGTTTCGCCGCGTCGGCATCGGTGAATTGTTCGGTATACCGAATCAATCGGCTAGTAGGCCGCGACCTGAAAGACAGCGTCGCTACCGTTACCTTCGCCGATCAAGCGCAAATGGACATAACGGGCGACCTACCGCGCGGAATTCTCTACTTTGGTCGTAGCGGCTACGACGACGACAACGGCGACGGGTGGCCTACGGCGCCCGTGTCGGTGCTAGTCGATTACGACGGCGGGTACGAAACGATTCCGCCCGACATTGTCCACGCGTGCCACCTAATCGCTAGCCGAATCTACAACGGCCGCAAGCGCGACACCGCGCTAGCGTCGGAGTCGTTCGGCGATTATTCGTATTCGCTAGGCGGCGCCGATTCGATGGACGCCGAAGCGCGCGCGCTCATTGCACCGTATAGGCGGTACTACAAATGAGCGTATCTAGCCTCATCGCGCAACACGGCGTAACGGTAGACGTGTGGACGCCGACCGCGTCGATAGCCGCCAACGGTTCGGTAACGAACGGCTACACACTTACCGCGCAACTTGCCGCGTTCGTCCAACCGCGGTCGGCGGCCGATACGGATTTCGCGGGCGCGCCGCGTATGCGCGTAGGCGCTACGTTCTACTTTGCGGGGCAACAATCTTTCGACACCGATGGTTTTTTGGTGGCTACCGATGGACAATACACGGTACGGTCGGTGCGTATTCCGATTCTGCGACCTAGCGCCGCGGCTAATTGCCATACAATCGTCGAAGCCGACCGCGTCAACGGGCTAACCTTTCCATTTGTCGAGGGGTGAACCTATGACGTTCGTACCCGATCCACACGTGCAGATGAAACTACGCCGCGCCGTGCAAGAGGGCGTGAACGCGTACCTTTTGACGGTGTCGCGCGCGATGCGCGAAACGCTATCGAAGCAAGGCGGCGGGCTTGTCTACCGTGTTGGCAAGGGAAAGAAAAACGGGCGTAACTTCCGTGAACGTGGATTCCACCGCGCATCGCGTAGCGGTCAACCACCCGCACCCGATACGGGCGCGTTGCGTAGGTCGTGGCAAGTCGGCCGCGGATTGCAGGGTGGAACGGGCGGCGTAGCGTTCCCGAAGGGTTCGGATACGTTTGTGCCGTCGCGACGCAAGCGCCGACCCGTACCCGCGGAAGCGCGGCAAGCGTTGCTAACGGTGATAAGCAACGGGAACGTAATCGGCTACCGATTCGGTAGCGCGTTGAAGTATGCGCGAATCGACCGCGGTTGGGGTCGCGTCAAGCCGCGCCCGTACGTCGAACCTACTATGGCTATGACGCGCGACCTATTCGAACCAATAATGGCTACCGCGCTCCGCCGTCATTTCGGAGGGCCGCCGCGTGCATAATCTACTAGACGCGTTGCGTACGAAAATCGCGACCTCGGGCACGGGTTCGGGATTCGCGGCGCTCTTTAGCGGTCGCGTCTACCTTGACAGCGCCGCGGGGGATGATTCGTTGCCGTTGTGCGTCTATACGGGCGCTCAAAACCGATACGAACGCGCGTTCGATTCCACGTTGGATACGGTGAACGTCACGTTTTCGATTTTCGAACCGTCGAACCAATGCTATTACGGCCCGACGGGTAGTGCGCGATTGAAATTGCTATTAGACGGAGCGGAACTAACCGCCACGGGCTACGCGCGCGCGGTGGTATACCTACGGCAACGGGGCGTGCCCGTTTTCGCCGATGATGTGTGGACAACTTCCGACGTATACGAAATCGTTGGGTTCGTGAAGGGATAACAAAATGCCTACCTCATTCATTGTCGGCAACGACGGCAACGTGGCCTTTCCTACGACCAATTTCAGCATGAACGTGCGTACGTACGCTGCAAACATCGCGTATACGGAATCCGTGCTAACGGGTTTCGCGCATAGCGGCGCCGTTCGTCGGTTGGGTGTTACCGACATTACGGGCACGCTTGCGGGTACTCCGACGCGCGACACGGGTACGCCGTTCGGTACCATCACGTCTAACGTGCTACCGTCGCAACCTGGCGGTAGCCTTACGCTATCTCTGACGGGTGGAACGTCAACGGCTACAAGCGTTACCAATGCCGTGATTTTGCAATTCGACGCGGTGTTCAGCGCGTACGCGTTCTCCGTCGATAAGAATGGGGATAGCACCCTTACCGTGAATTTCGGTATGAACGACACGAACGGGCCGACCGTGGTTTGGACGACGGCTTGACGCGCTATAGTGCGTCGCGATGAACCCGCTAATACAACCTAGCGACACCGATTGGATAGTGTCGGTAACGCATTCGGGCGGCATCGTGTCGAAATTCCGCGTAGCGCCTAGCACGGTGTCGGAAGAATGCGCCGTTGGTCGTGCAATTCGCGCGGGGAAAATCGACATTCGCACCGTTACCGATGTTCGCGTGGTGCGTGCCGCCGAACACGTTCGCGTCACAGATGGCGACTACGAAACCCAATTGCGCGCACTACTAGCGAAGAGGGGCAACCAATGATCGGCGACGCGGTCGCAATCGTAGACGGCGTGGAACGTAGGTTCCCGCCGTTGTCCGTTCGTCAAGTCTGCACGATGCAAACAGCGTTAGCCGAACGCGCCGCGGCCGACGCTATCGCCGATTGCCGCGCGCTAGGATTGGACGCCGACGAAACAATCCGACGCGCACGCACGGCCCGCGAGGATTCGCGGCTTGCTACGTCGTTAGTGCGTTCGTGTTTCACGTTCGACGGCGCGTGCCGCGTGCTAACCGAATCGGTCGGCGCCGACCGCGCCGAATCCATGTTGGACGGAATCGCGCCCGATGCGTTGGTGGAACTCGCGTTGCAAGTCATCGGGTTCGAATGGGACAACGACGCGGGAAAATGGGTACGCCGTTCGCGGTTGAACCCCGACGCGAACGCGCGCGCGATTGGATAGGGGAAGCGTTCCTAGTGTCTACCGTGGCGAATATCGCCGACCCGCTAGCGTTGCCTGTTGGAGAATTCACCGCGTATCTAGAACTAGCCGCGCGGGGCGAATTGATACGCACGTCTAGCCCGATGAATACGCGGGCGTGGGTCGAATCTCAAAACCGATAGGTGGAGCGCTATGGCCGAAAAAGGCGGTGAAGTATTCATAGACATTACCGCAAAACTTGACGGCCTAGAAAAGGGCTTGCAAGCCGCGAAGCCTATCGCTACTCAACAGGGCGCTAAACTAGGCTACGATTTCGGCGGGAAGTTTTCCGAACAGGCAAAGGGCGTCGTCGGCACCATTGCGGGGCCGATGATGGCGGCGGGGCTTGCAAAGGCGGCCGCTAGCGTGTTGCGTTCGGATAAGGCCATACCCGACGCGATTCTAGACGGGCTAAAAACGATACCGTTCGTCGGCGCCTTCGCCGATCTAGGTAGCGCCATTTACGACGCGACGTTTGGCGCCGCGGATAAGGCGGCCGACGACCTACTAGCGAAGCAAAACGCCGCACGCGACACGGGGCGGCGTATCGCGGGTGAACGCGAGAAAGAGGCGCAAGCCGCGGCGAACGCTACTACCGCGCTTATGCGCGAACGCGAGCGCCTAGAAGTTACCAACGAAATCGCACGCACGCGCGCGCGTGGCGATGAAGAGGCGGCCGTACGCGCGGAAGCCGCACGCGTCAAGGATGAACAGGACACAGAACTAGCGTTCCGAATGGCGGAGGGCATTTCCGACCTAGAACTAAACGCGTTACTTGAATTGAACCGCGAGAAACAACGCGCGGCCGAAATTGAACTAGAAACGCGACTACGTACCATCCGCGAAGCCGCGCAGAAAGAGCGAGAAGCCGCGGCGGAAAAGGCGAAGCAAGAAGCCGAAGCCGCGCAGAAACTCGCCGAACAAAACGCCGCGCGAATTGAGGCGGCGCAATTGGACGTACGGTTGTTGCGGCTACGCATCATGGAAGAGAAAGCCGCCGCCGACGGCAACACCGAAGCCGCGAAGAATATCGCCGACCAACGCGAGCGCGCCGAACGCGCGGCGACGCGGGAAAAGGCGCTACGCGATGCGACCACCGAAGCCGAACGCGAAGCGTTGCGCGAACGGTTTAAATTAGAGGATGAACTATCCACCATACAGGAACAACGCGCGGCCGCAGAATCGCAAGGCGCGAACCGCACCGCGTCGGCTAATACCGCGCTAGGTGCGTTCACGTTCGACGCGTACCCCGCGGAAGTTCAACGCCGCGTGCAGGAACGAACCGCCGACGCGACCGAAAAGGTAGCCGCGTCTATCTCTACTATCGGGTTTCAATAATGCCGAACTTTTTTTGCATCGAACAGATGGCAAGCCGCGCGTGGTCGTACGACGCGGGCAAGGTTTCGACGTCGCGCGTATTCAAGGTATACGACAACACGGCGCCGTCGTCGTTGCAGACGCCCGCCGACGTGCGCGCGTGGTTCGGTATCGCCGTAGGTGACAACGTATCGGGGTTGGTGAGTAGCGGCCCCGATGCGTTGCCCGCGAAGGGTGACGTATTCCCCGACGAAACGGGCGTTTGGGCGAAGTCATACGCGATTGCCCGCGAACCGAATACCGACATTTGGACGGTTACGTGGAACTATTCTAACGCGCAAGTTTCGGCGGCGTCGCTACAACCCGCCGAAGTCGGCTACGTTGAATGGACGTTGGATATCGCGGCGGCATTCGCGGACACCTACATTTCGGCGCCCACGTATCCGTCGAACGGCACGCTATCGAATCCCGCGAACACGCAAATCACGGGCGGTACGCAAATCGACCTAGAAGGGGTGCCGCTATCGCGATTGAAGTACACTTCGGAATTGGTCATTAATGAAACCATCCAACAGGTGTCGGGCTTGCCGACGATGATTGCGAATATGCGCGCCGCGCGCGGCAAGCGTAATTCGGCGCTTTGGGAAGGGTTCGCTATCGGTACGGTTCTCTATACAGGCGGACAGATTCGCCGCGCGGGCGTGTCGTTGTTCACCGTTACGCATCGGTTTATCGAGGATTCCGAATACCATTTGGTACAGGTACCCGAACGCGACGGTAGCGGAAAAATCCCGTGTGCCGAATTGAACGGCGCGCGCCGCGCGCGCAAGGTTTTTTGGCGTCAACCGTTCCCCTCCACCGCGGATTTCGCGACCATATCGACGAATTGGTGAACCATGCTACCCCGATTCACTAGCGGACAATTAGGGCGGCTTACGTTCGAACACTTGAACGAAATTTGCGACACCGTCGATAGGTTGCGGCCGCTACTCATTACGCCGAACGCGGCGACGTTGAACACGCCCGACCTAGTTTTCGCGCGCATTACGAACACGGTTGGCACGTACGGCGACCATCGTTGGGTGGAGGTGTGGCCGAAAATGAAAGCCGATTACAACCGCTACGTAGAATGGGAGGATCGGCCCGACGGTCGCCAATCATTCGCAAGCACCGACGGCGACAGGTACCAACCCGCGTACGCGGTGCCCGCGTGGAGCGTTGCCACGGGCGCGGGCGTGTCTTTGAACGTGAATAGCATCGTGTCTATGTTGCGACTCGTTGGCGCCGACGGCAAAGTGTCGTGGTTGATTCTGTCGGCCGTCGCGCAATCGGTAATACCCGCCGTGATTGATAGCGCCGCGCCGCTAGGCGCCGTCACGAATCCCGCTACGCGTTGGAAATACACGTGGCGCGAAGTTTACGCCGATATCGTGGTGCCCGCGGGGCAACCCGCCGACATCGTGTGGCGAATCAAAACAGGCGGCGCGGGTGGCGGCGCGAACAATCAAGGCCCGTACGCGGTGAACGGTTGCGAAACGGGCGCCGTGTGGGGTAGCGGCCCCGCGGGTGCCATTATCACGATTGCGCCGATTTCCGTAGGTACGGTGGTGCCGATGGCATTCTCTGCACAATCGGCCTATTTCTCAATTCCCAACGCGCTAAACGTCCAATGTCCACCCTAACAACCACAATTCCGCTACGCGCCGACCGCAACCCGCGTCTATTAGCGTCGTTCACGTTGGGTACCACCGACCAACGCATCTATAGCGTGCCGTCGGATCGTAGCGCGGTGCTTACGTGCATCGTGATTTGCAACACGCATACCGCGGCTACCACGTTCCGCGTGCATCATTGCAAGCCCGCCGCGTCGCCCGCGGTTGTGAACGCGCAGTATTACGACGCGCGATTGGCGAACGCGGGCACCGTGATAGATGAGGCTACGCGGCACCTATTGCCGTCGGAGTCGTTGCAGGGTCGCGCAAGCGTGGCGGGCGTTGTGTCCGTCAACGTCTACGGTAGCGAAGGGGTGGCCTAGTGTCGCGGTTAGCCGCCGTGTGTTGCTGCAACACCGACCCCGCGACTAGCCCGTGTTTGCAATGGGTGCAGGGTTGTATCCCTCAATTCCCCGTCACGGTTACGGTGTCGTTTTCGGGTTCGTACCTGTTGGAACAAATCGACCTTTGCCACCCTACGGTAGAAATCGTTACCTATAGGGATTACATAACCTATAGCGGTAGTTTTTCGGTGGTTTACACTTCGGCATTCAACGCGTTAGGCGGAGTCGATGGAGGACAAGCGCCACCAAATCCGCCAACAGGTTCGGCGACGGTATCGTGGCGAAAAGATACGAAATTCAATAGGGAACTACCCTACCCGTGCGGTACGTGGGTTGCGTGTCAAGTAGAAACCCTACCGTCTACCATGCCTATATCGTTCGGCGGTGTCGTATGTCAACGCGACACCGTCAACGGGAACACGTGGTTTTTAGAATCGTTGTTTAGTGGTACGGGTGTCTATACGATCAATTTTTTGAACGATTGTTGCGGCGATGGCGCCGTGTGTTCGTCGGTCTATCAATACAACACACGGCTACGCGTTCGCGGATTATTCGGTGCGGGATGCGATGCGCCTTTGCCACCGATTGAAGATAGCGCGCTCTGCAATTGTCCAACCGCGGGAATCGAAGTTACCTTTCTACGTGAATCGGACGCGTACCCGATCATTGGCCCGATACGACTCCAAAACGCTACGTACGTCGACCCCGCGCTATCGCAACGCCACACGTATACGGGTACCGCTAGTGTCTCATTCACGTAACGACCACCCGTGCAGATTTGCGAACGGCACCCGCTGCACACACGCGGGCGTCGGCGGCGACGTCGGCCCGAAGTGTGATACGTGCCGAATGTATAGTGGCAAGCCGCGCGGGCTAGGCGACGTCGTAGCGATTGCCGCGACGGTTACGGGCGTTGCGGCCGTCGTGGACGCGGTCGCGCCGAATTGCCGATGCCCCGAACGTCGCGCCGCACTAAACCGCGCCGTGCCGTTCACCGATACTACCCCTACGGAGTAACGCGAATGCTAACGTACGACGGTTCCAACGGGCTATTCACACGATTGGGAAAACTCTTCGGCCTAGCCGAAGCCGTTCGCAATCACCAACAGGACATCGTTACGCGCATCGCCGCGATTCAAGCCGAATACACTTCGGCCGATTCTTATATGGTCGGCGATTTGGTCGCGCAATTGGAACAACGCGTGGCCGCCGCGGGCGCGATTCTTGACGACATCCGCCGCGCTTCCCAATCGACGTTGGTCGAAATGTGCTACGCCGAAGCAATCGCGGGCGGGCGTACGCCGATGCCGTCGAAGTCTGTCGGCGACGCTATCCAATTCCTTATTCGCGAAATGGCGAACGACAGCGAAACGGTGGACGGTACGACGATTAGCAAAGGTGCTATCGCCGTCGGTACGGGCAACGTCGGAAACGGTACGTTGTTGTATACGGAACTTATCCCGCTAGGGCTAAAGGGTGGTATCACCCAATTCCCGAACATCCGCACCGAACGTCTGCAAATCCGTTGTATCGCCGATTCGCAATCGGGCGAGATTGCGCGCGGTTCGGAGATTTTCGAGGTACGCGGGCAAGCCGCCTATACGAACCTTGACTACCGATTCCCTTCGGGTAGCGGCGCGCGGTTCGTTATGTCATGCTTGAATGCCGCGCTAGACACGGGCGCGCGCTACGAACAATTGCTACGAAACGGCGCGTTCACGAATTACACGACGGCGAATATCCCCGACTATTGGACGGTGAGTACGGGCACCGCGGGTACACACTTCGCGCAGGAAACTAGCGTAACCTACCGCGGCGGTTCGGCGTTCAAAATGATTGGCGACGGTTCGACGCTTGCGAAGGTTCGCCAACAAATGCAAGCCGACGCGGGCACGCCGCACGCGATTACGTCCGACCGTCTGTACGTGTTGGCGATTGCCGCGCGTGTGAACGCGGGCGCAAGCGCGGGCACGGTGCGCGTTTCGTTGCAAGACAACAGCGGCACCGTCGTATCGGGTACGTCGGTTTCGCTCCCCTATACCGTCGGAACGACGTACGGTTGGCAATACGCGTTTTTCCGCGCGCCGCTATCGCTACCGTCTACGGTATACGCGGTGGTCGAACAGACTACCGCGCTCAATTCGGGCGGCATCATGTACCTAGACGAATTGGTGTTGGCCGAAGTACGGCAATCGGCGCGCGGTTCGCAAGGGTTCGTAATCCTTGCGGGTTCGACCGATTGGGTAAATAATGACCACCTAGGGTTGACGGTCACGAACAACGCCGAAGGGATTTTCAATACCGAATTTGACCGATTCTTTGCCATGTACGAAAATGGCTACGTGCTACCCGCGAACACGGCGGGCGGCGAAACCATTCTAGACACCCTCATTTCGTGATTGTTCGCGGTGGAACTTCGCGAGAATCACGCCGCGGTAATTGTTCACCGCCGCGCGCACCAATTCGCGGTCGGCTAGGTCGTGCGTCGTTCGAAGGGTGTCTATCATCGTTAGCATTTGCGGCATCGTCGGCGCCCGCGTTAGGCGCGTCGGTGCGTCTAGAAACGTTGGCCGCGACAGGGGCGCGCGTTCCGACATGGCGCGAAGGATTCGGTAGACGTCGATACGGGCGCGCCTGTCGGCCGTTACGGCAACGGCCACGGAACGCGGCACGCGGCGCCCGCTACGGACGAGACAGGCCATAGCCCACGCCGCGCGTAGGTCGTCGCGCGTCGCGGTGATTGCTTGCGCGGTCGTATCGGTGTTGGTTCGGATTCGTACGCGCCCCACGCGTCGAATAATACCCCGCGCGGGTTCGTTACCGAAATTTTTCGAATTATGTCCAATGCGCCTTGACACGTAACGCCGATAGCGTTACAGTCTGCACGTCGCCTAACGCGACAGGGCAACCGCGGCCCGAACGCGGCGCAAGGGGTTAGCAAAATGAATAAGTCGCAACAATTCGCGCAACTCGCAATCGAAGCCGCTATGGCGCTCCAACAACCGCACCGCGTTCGCGTGGCGTGTTGTCTCTACTCCGTTCAACACGCGTTGAACGACTACGCCGCGTGCGCGCGCCGATGCGGCGCCACGTGGACGGCCGCGCAACTCCGTAGGAAGGCGAACGACCTACATACCGCAGTAAGCCGCGAATGGGGTTACGAACGCGAATTGCAAGCCGCTACCGTGTGATAGGCCAACCCGCCGCGATTCGCGGCGGGCTACCCGTCACACGGGCGGAACGTCGCGCCGACGGACGGCGCAAGGGTTCTAATAATGGACATTCTCGCATTGTTGGTCGTCGTCGGGTGCGCCTTCCTTTTCGGATGCGCGGTCGAACGTGAATTCTTGCAACGTGGACGCGCTACGCGTCGGAAGGGTGGTACGCGATGAATAGCGGGCTAATCATGTCGGAAGCCGAATACGCGGCGCTTGCGGGCTTGCGCGCGTCGTGGGTGAAAACCCTAGCAAGTCAAACCCCCGCGCACCTGTTCGCGCGTATGAACAGCGCCGAAGAGGATACCGACGCGTTTCGCGTCGGCCGCGCGTTGCATTGTGCCGCGCTTCGCCCCGCGGATTTCGCGAACGAATTCGCGACTAGCCCGAAATTCGACCGCCGCACAAAGGCGGGGAAAGAGGCGGCCGAAGCGTTCGCGGCGTTGAACGTCGGGAAAACCGTCGTAGACGAATCGGAATACGCGGGCGTAGATGCGATGGTCGCCGCGATGCAACAACACAACGCGGCTAGCCTCATTATGTCGCGCGTGACGTTCGCCGAACGTGTGTTTACCGCCGACCTATTCGGGGTGCCGTGCAAGTGTCGCGTAGACGCCTATTGCGCCGACGGTATGTTGGTTGACCTGAAAACGACCACGTGCGCCGCGCCGCGCGCGTTCGCGCGGTCGGCCGTTGATTACGGGTACTATCTCCAAATGGCGTTCTATCGCGAGATTCTGCGCGCGAACGGCCGACGGGTTACTGGTGCGGTGTTGGTTGCCGTCGAAAAGGCGGCGCCGCATTGTGTCGCGACGTACGGCCTAGCCGATGCGGATTTGGACGCGATGTTGCCGACGATTGAAGCCGCGTGCAACGCGTACGCGGCCGCGACCGCGTCGGGCGTATGGTCGGGCTATTCGGGGTTCATCGAAGATTTGCCCCTTCCCGCGTGGGCGATTGGGGGTGGCGCTTGAATCCTTCGGAACCAATGCACGACCAACGACGCGCTAGCCGAATGGCGCGTGGCGTGTCGCATCCCGCCACGCCGATAGAAGATAGTCCGCCGTTGCCGATGGCGTCGGCGCCGACCGCGTGCCCGCGTTCGGGTACGGTGTCTCTCTCCGACGGCCTGTTGGTCGCGCAAGGCGCGATATCGGGCGTATCGAAGGATTCGCGGAATACGTTCCACCGCTACGCGTATACGTCGGCGGAAGGGATGATTTCGGCGTGCCGCGACGCGTTGCAGCGTGGCGGCGTCGTCGCCCGCCGCACGGGTTGGGAAATCGTCGCCGACGGTCTGTACGTGCAGTCGCGTCTAACCGTGTGCCACGGTTGGACGGGCGAATCGGCCGAATCGGTGGTGGTGTGGCCTATCGTGGTTGAAAAGGGGCGCCCCGTCGATAAGGCGGTGGCTAGCGCGTTGACCACTAGCCTTTCCTATTGGCTTCGCGACCTGTTGTGCCTACCTCGCGAGGATGAATCGGGGCATATGGACGGTCGCAACGACGACCGTAACGAAACGCGGCACGGGGTACGCGACCGCGTCGCGCCCGCGACGTCGGCACCGACCGACGGCCCGAAGCGCGCGCCACGTTCGACGGGCGCCGCGGCGGTAAATTCGGCGCTTGCGGGAAATGCCCCTACGATGCCCGCTACGGCGTCCGACGTGCCGAACCCGCCGACGGCCGCCCCCGACGCGGGGAACGCCGCTACGGGCGAACCTACCGCCATAGCGGCCGCGGTGCTGCACCGATTGGAAACGCGAACGGTCGGAAACCGTAGTTTCCGTGTCGCGGGCTTCCTGTCGAACGGCGAAGTAACCGACTACGTCGTGGCCGACGCGATAGCGACGTGGCTACCCGAATTGGTTGGGCAAACGCTTATCCCTGTTGTGCAATCGCGCGGTAGCAAAATGCCAATGGTGGTAGACGTCCGAACCGTGGCACCCACGACGAATGGGGGCGCCGATGACGAATTGCCGTTCTAACCCTGTCGCGGCGTCGGGGGAACTTCCCCCGACGGCCGCGGCCGACGTCGTCGGCCGTCGCCCGTCGTCGGCACCGTTTACGCTTGCCGAATCTCTCGCCGCGGCCGACGTCGTGTGGCCCGATACGGAACTACCGCGGGAAATCGCGGTGGCGGGGATCGTGTTCGACATGATGCCCGCGCACCTGTCGCCGCGTCGCGACGTCGTGGCACGGCGTCTACGCGTCGCGCCCGACGTCGTACGCGTGGCGTTGCTGTTGTGGGAGTGTGCCGACGATTCGATGAGGTTCGACGTCGTGCGCCGTGCGGTCGCGATTGCGCGCGCGCGCAGGATTGGGGGATAGCGTGGCATGGATCAAAGTACGCACGAACCTACACAACGACCCACGGGTAGCGTACGTCGCGCGTGCAACGGGCTTGCACCCTGCAACGGTCGTCGGTGCGTTGGTTACGTTGTGGTCGTGGGCCGACGAATTCACCACCGACGGCGTTTTGCGTTACCACACGACCGCCGACGTAGACGCGTTAGGCGGCGGGCCGATTGCCGAACGGCTAACCCTGTCGGCCGCGCTTCGCGGTGTCGGGTGGTTGGTGGACGTGTCGGATGGTTCGCCCGCTATCCCGCGATTCGACGAACACAACGGCGCCACGGCGAAGAGTCGCGCCGAAACCGCGCGCCGCGTTGCGACTCACCGCGCGCGTAACGGTTCGACCGTTACAACCGCGTTACCTAAAGGCGACATTACAACCGCGTTATCTAGAGAAGAGGAGATAAGAGAAGATACACACGCTACGCGTGTGTTACGCGCGCACGCGCGGAAGGGTGGCATATGACAACCGAACACGCCGACGCAACATGGGAAAACAACCGCCAACGAATCAACGGCCTATGGCCGCGGTACCAACCAACCGACGACGAACGGCGGTTGGCGGTCGGGCGCCTGTCCAATCTCAACCAACGGTGGTTGGCGGCCGCAATCGACGACTACCGCGTGGAATGCACTAGTACCGTTTTCCGCCTGTCGGAATTGCTAGCCGTCTACCGTCGGATTGC